GAGTCCCCGGCAGAAAATATCTCAGGCGAGGAGGCCAGGTTTGCAACAATCTTGGTGGTGCCGTACACAACAGGCACAAGCTCATAGGGTCGAGCGGCGTTCCGCTGCCCGGTGATGAAGTAACTCTCGCCGGTGTCAAAGCCACTATTAGGTAGGTTGATTGAGGGAGGAGGTATGAGGGCATTGACCACCAACGCACCTACCGTAGCGATCACAGCAGTAGCAACAATGGTCGCGGTTGATGCCGCCGTACCTGCCGCATTAAGTGCGGCAAAGCCAAGTTTCTCAACGGCCCAAGGTGCAACATTGATTGCAATAACTGCAACAACAATAGTGGCGACTAACCGAAGAATTTGCTTCCCGCCGTCACCTCCGGCTGGGCGAACCCAGATGCCAATATGATCATTGTCTCGTGGCACAAAGAACGGGAACTGATCGTCGGCTAGATTCGTGCCGTTAACACTGACAACAACAAATGGCATCACCCCGGCAGGGATGTTGGCCTTCTCTAATATCTCAGCAATAGTATGACCGGGATCAATTCCGATCACTACGTTACTGTCTGTATTCCGCTCAATTAATTCGCCCATCGGTAAACCTCGTGAAGGCGCCTATTCCATGCAATACCAGACAACCGCTCCAGACAGGATTGAGTTCCTTGGAAGGCGTGCAAAAAATCATCGCCGTGCATTTTGATGCCTACATGCATCGGGTAGCCCGCAATCTTAAATACCAGCACATCACCGAACTGCGGCTCATCGACCGATGTCCATTCCTTCTTGTGCTTCTTTATTGCGTCGGATACAGACTCAAAGTCATTTGCTGCAGTGTAGGCATAAAGATAATCATCAACAGTTATGTTGAGTTGCTCCTGATACCAAAGCTGGACCAGGCCCCAGCAGTCAACACCGTCCCTGTCCCGGCCGCGGTTCGTGTACGGGATGCCGATATAACTATTCATTGGAGCGCAAAGAACAAGCCGGGAAACTCGGCCTGGTTGTATGTGGCCTGCAAGGTCTTGCGGGCGGAAAAGTTATTAGCGATAAGCGTAAACGTGATGGTCAGTGCGTCGTAGGTAGCACCGCCAACAGACATAAAGTCTATTGTCTTCTCAACCTCATCAAGGTCTCTAGTCGATACTAGCTCAAGCTTCACCTCAGGAGGGGACTGTGCCTGCCTGACCAAGTCCATGAATTCATCAGATAGATTGTAAGTGACCAGCTTCAGGTCTTTAGGCGTGCCACCATCTTCCGGTGGCAGCCTTATCTCAAACGGGAACGCCTCAAAAGTCCTACCGCGTGAGACAACTGCCTCATTGTTGTTTACGCAGTAAATCTCTTCGTTTAGTTCCTCAGACGTTATCGTCATAAGGAACAGCAATGCCTCATCGGAATGATTGGCAGAGAGCTCGTTCTCAAATTCGACAGTAACGCTCACGTCCAGTTAGACCCCTGATACATTGTGACACTAGCCTCAAAGTGATTGGAATCTATCCAATTTATAGTTGGCGGCCCTGTCCACAGGAATAGCTCAGTAGTCCCGTAAGGGGTCTTGACGTATGTCGGTATCGTCCCCTGCCTCTGATCTCGATTAAACCAATCCTTGAACGGTATGTACTTGTCTGAGGTTAGCTTGACCGAACAAGTGACTGCTCTGGTGATACCAGTAAATCTGCGGCGGGTCTTTACGTTTCCCTTGTCCATGGTGTTACGGACTACGTTGTCTGTCTGCTGCTCAGTCCAAGTTGACCAGCAACCATCTAGTTCATCCGGCCTATCGCCGATGTCTCCGTTATATGGCATTAGTAACCAAGCCTCCTAAGTCCGAACGTGGTGGCCAAAGAGCTATCGAAATCCCCACCGCCAAACCCTTGCTTGACTGTCTCTTTAATCAGCACGTCAATCTCAATCCCATTATCAGTATTAGCCTGCCTTACCTCTACCTCATCCTTGCCGTAGTTATTGACGTTAACAGTCACGTTTCCACTGCCACCGTCTAAGTTCCTGGAGGCGCCCGGAATCCTGCTAATAGACTCACCGTAATTGTACATCGGGGCGGCAGATGGCGGGGGCTCTATTGCCCTAAACTGCAGGGGGTTCACCCCAGTTGAGGGAGAGGGTGAGCCAGTTCCTCCAAGGCCGCCCAGGCCCGGTATTGCGTTAGCAAGCAGCAAGAAAAAAGGCTCAAATACTTTACTAAGGGCCAATCGGGCGAACTGCTCTAGCGCAAAGTTGATGAAGTCCTTGACGGCAAACTTGCCTGTCTTCATCGCATTGATAATGTTGTCCTCAAATGACTTGCCAATATCAACGATAATATCTTGCAGATCTTCCCAACGGTCTATTTCAATCAGCCCGGCAATCGCTCTTTTACCCTCATCAAATAGGATGATCTGCGCATCCATTGCCGCATTGATCCTATTAATAGATTCCTCAAGAGGCGATCTTTTGGTCAGAGCCTCAAGAAAACCCGTCTGTGGATTGATAGTAGTAAGGGCTTTTACCTGGTCATCGAATTTCTTGAATGTAGCCCTAGCCTGCTCAACTCCTGCCTCAAGTTGCCCGATTCTTTCAACCCAGACATCGCCCCAGGAACTAGGGTTCTCGCCAAGGACTTCGGTTAACCCTTCCTTGAGACGCCTTAACTGCTCTTCGGCCTGCTCAAGATCAGTAAATGCGAAAATGAATCGGTCAAGCGCCGGGTTCTCAGCTAATGCCGCAAGTTCTTTGCCAGACTGCTCCAGTAGCGAGAAAAATTCATCAGTCCCTCGTGTGGCCGCAGCAAGGTCTGCCAGAGTTGACTGAAATGATCTTGCCGCCGCGTCGTTGGCCTCCTGTATTTCTATTAAGGCGCCAGCGACTGCGCCACCAATCTGGTCATCATCGAAGAATCTACCTATTGGAAACCTGGTAAGGATTACTTCTTTAGCCGTGCTTAAAGCCTTACCCAAAATCCCGACAACTGCGTCCCATCCTGTAACCGGGGGTGGCTGCAGAGCCTTTCGCAAATCTACGGCGGCAAGTCGCTCCGCGTAAACAGCGGCATCCAGCAACCTCGCATTTACATAAGTAGCCTCTTCTAGATATTCTGCCTGGGCGTCATTGAACTTCTCCCATTCAACGCCATATTTTTCTACATACTCAGTATTTTGCTTGGTCGCTTTAGCTTGCTGCTGAAGCATTACAACCACAGATGCACCAATCGCCGCAACCGCGCCCAGCACAGCACCAAAGGCGCCAAAGCCAGCAAGTAACTGCGGAAGCTGCGTGGCAAGAGCTCGGCCTACGCCAACACCGCCCTGCATCATAACGAAGAAGTCAGCGATCTGATAAGAGGCGTTCTGCGCAACGTAACCTAAGTTACGTGTAGCGAGCGCGGCGCCACGAGCGTTCTTCGTTACCTTCCCCGTTGAGGCGGCCACTGCGCCCATTCTATTGTTAAGAGACTGCGCCACTGCATTATTCTTGGAATCCTGCATGACAGTGATCTTGTACAGCCGATTGACGGGAGCTAAGTTCATCTGAATTTATTCCTATATCCGCGGCCGGCAGTTCTCTTACCCCTGTTAAGTATCACAAAGATCAAGGTGAACGGCCCCTTCCCTGGGCCAGCCCAATAGACTTCGTTTGGGTCTGCGAATGCCTGTGTGAATGAGGCGTACATGGTAAGCCCCGAAAATTGAGTGCGGCGTTTAAGCGCCTTGATAGTCTGCCTTGCGTAACCGTGATTGTTGGTTGACGTTACGCCTTTGTTCTTACCGCGCTTAGGGGTGTAGTTCTGACCACGCTGAGCAACCCTAGAGTTGACCATGGAGGCGTAGTTGTAGCCCTTACCCCTTGAGTTAAATATTCTCTGGCTAGGACGGATCAATAGCCTGTCGCCATACTGCCACTCTTTTAGTTCTCTAGGATCATTTAGCTTCGTTGCGTTACCACGCTTCCTGTCCGCACTAAACGGTAGGTAATACCAATCCCAGTTCCTCATATCGGACAGCTTGCCCGTCTGAGGAGTAGTATTCTTTAATATCATCTTGCGCAGAGTGCGCTCAAAGTTAGTGATCAGAAGTTGATCAACAACGTCGCCAAAGAATGTCTCAGTCTTTTGCCTGACATCCCTTAGGTTTTTGGCGTCACTGCCATCTACTAGAAATCTTGTGGGCTCGTTGTCTAGCTTAAGCTGCTCGTTGATTGCCTCAACCGTGACCAACTGGATCATGTCACGGGCATCTTCCTTGGACACAAGTATCACGTCATCAGCAAGGCTGAACGTCTCCCGAACTCCTTTCTGAGCGTACAAGCCAACATCGACAACCTTTGTCTGCGGCACGGCCAGATCAAAGAGATCCAGTGGCCCTTTAACTTTAGCGACCACCGGTTAACCCCTTAATCAAGTCGCCCTTAGAACCAGCGAGTAGATTGCTTTTGCCGCTCATTGAGTCAGCTTCCTTCTTAGAACGCTTCTCGAGGAAGTCTATCCAACCCATATATTCATGAACTGACATTCTGGCTTCTATGTCCTCCACCAGCATGCCCAGTTCAGTCGCTATATGATATAGACCCTCCTCAAAAGGCGTTATTCGACGTTTCCCAAGCCGTTGATCTCCACAATCAGGCTGGACAACTCAAGGTAATCAGCAAACTCAAGATCATCCATGATCTCTTTAAGCTGAACACCATCCTTGTAGACACTTTCCGCAACCATCTGCTCATGAGCTGCAGCCTGTTGTGGCGCCTCACCCTGTAGGGCAGGCATGAGTTTCCTCATAGTCCCCATCTTAAGCGTATGAATTTCGTACTCGGTTCCGTTAACTACTTTCTTCTGTACTGACATAAATCACCTCGGCGTCGAAGGTATGAAGATGCCGCCACACATGAGCATGGCGACATCAAGTTTAGAAGCAGTGCTTAAATGCTTCGGTTAAGGTCATGGTAAATGTGTAGGCGATGGCACCGTCGATAGGAACCTGCCAGTTGACGCTAGACACACGGCCTCTAGCAACCAACCAACCCTGGTCCGGGCCAAGGTCTACTCTGAGTAAACGCTCATCGCCAACCTGCCATGCGTCGTACAACGCAGGATAGTCAGGGCTTGTCACGTCTACGTATCCTTCCATGGATACCGTTCCAGCTTCCTGGACCTGGCTGTTTATTGTCGCAGTTGGAGAACAGAACGTAGCCACCGAAATTGTATTCGGCTCCGTTCCGTTAATGTTGATAGCAGACAGACACAGCTTGGTCAGATCGGACTGCTTGTAATGATCTACAAATCCTTCGCTGACGGTTACAGTGTCATTGACCGTGCTTGAGCTTAATGCAGTAAACGTAGTGCCTTGTGCATTGCCTGCAGCCCAAGCGGCATTGAGATTATCGGACTGAGTATCGTAAATATATACAAGATCCCCGTCCTCATAAGCCTCAGTTGCAGCCTGAACTGTAACTACGGATGGTGACGCCTTACTGGCGCTTGTTACGGTGTCCTTAGAAGGATCACCAGTGGTAATCCAAATGGACACATCTTCTGTGGATTGAGCAGTCATGGTGTTCCCTCCTGATACTCGTATTCAACTAAATAAGAAACCTGATAACCCTGATTTGTAGACCCGGCACTTGCCTCCCTGGGTGGGTCAACCGCAGTGAGGCGTAATTTGTCATTAGGGTCGCGAATGGACATGAGCGTCTGCATGTCCTTTTCCGCTGCGGCCAAAACAACAGCATCTCCAATCCCCGGCAGGCCGGTGTAAACGACATTAACGTCGCCTTCTTCCTGCCAAGAACTATTACAAAAGGTTAGGCGCTCTCTGAACGTAGCGTCAAATGAAGCTGTCGCCCATATATCGTCAGTAGGGGTCTGATCCCGATTGATGGTGTCATAGAAAGGCACATCTATCTCTGCCTTCACTAGCCACTCACGAACAGTCTGTCGAACATAAAGAGCAGACATTTAATTACCCCGGACGTAACAACGCCAACCGCAAAATAAATCGTTAAGCATTACTGGATCGCAGAAATCTAGCGTGTAAACCTGATCCATAATAAAGACACGATCCAACTTCTTTACCGGACTTACCTCGGCAGCCCGGATGGTTATTATCTTAGCTCCGATGCCCCAGGAGTTAATTATTTCTTCATCCTTGGTAGTCTTAAACCCAACGATGCACTCAGTCTCGATGCCTTCGGTGCTGACATGCCTAGCAGGAACTCCAAGCGCCTTGACGCCCTCGTTCCATTGCTTAAACAAATACTGCTTGTCAGAGTTACTTAGCATTCATGCAACCTATACAAATCCAGAAGTATCTGATCTGCCTGAGAGATCGGCCCAAAATCTGCACCCAATCCTATGCTGGAGCTACTGCCACTGTTATTAGCATATGTGATTGTACCCACATCAGGTATCGTAATCCTGCTTATATCTTGGCTGGAAGCGGAACCTCCGCTACTGGTCAGTTCCCACTGAACCTTTATAGCGTTATAGAGCACGTACAATAAATCTGCCGGCCACTCATCGGACTTATATCCACCTGAGTATTGGAGCATGTGAAAATTGGTGTAATTGTAATTGGGGAACCAGACTATGCCTCGCTCGTTATCGACCAGATACTCATTCTTGGTCTCATCGATATACAGGTCGCCAGAGACAGGCCATAGGTGTAACTGCCATCCCTTGCCCTTCACCGGAACCTGGAGCTCCTGATGGTTATCGCGCCACTCAAACAGTCGGTTGCAGTAACGCTCTAGAAATCCCATAACTATCTTCATTGCTGCAAGCACCTGATCGTCATGATCCGGCACCTCTATACCCAGCAAATCCTTAATGCTTTCCAGATCCCAACCAGGCCCATTAGCCTCAACATCCTGACAGCCCACATCGCGCCATACTCCGGGTACGCTTGAGCCCGGTGGCAGTAACGTGTATTCCCAAGTACGGCCACCTTCACTATGTATGTCGCCCTGCTCTGGCCCTTCTGGCCAATGAATCTCTCTAAGCTGTGTCATCTTTTGCGACCCTTCATTCTGCTTTCTCCGTATCAAAATACGTATGGTCGGTTTCCACACCTAAATACTCAAATGCGGATTCGTTGATCTGGTAACCACTTTCATTCTTATAAACCCGCTTAATGTCTCCGTCCTTTTTGTTAATCAAAAAGTGAACTTGAAGTGACTTATTTCCCTCTTCGATATTCACACACTTAGATAAGGCGTCTTTTTCAGCAGAGGCGTCAATCTCAACAGCCCTTATCAAACTGAACGGATCTTGAATTATGGCGAGATACATTCTTAAAGTTTCCTTAATCTGACGTTGGTAAAGACGCTGTTGTAGTCAGTGTTATATCTGGCACCTTCAGATATTCGAACTAACTGATAGCAAATTAAAGTTATATAGGGATACCCAGCAGGGACAGAAAAATTAGCATTGATATTTGTCTTCGACTGCCCTTCTAAGTTCCAAGGTACGACCTGTGACCCACTCAGCCACCCATTGCTATTGGCAACAGCGGACATAGACCAAGGCGCAGACGGAGCTTGGTATATCCCTGTAAGATCTGCCTGACCTGAGACATTGTAGGTGCCTGCTTCGGAGTAACCCGGATACCTGATCTCAGCAAAAGCGTCTACATTTGCAGTATTGCAAGAGCAAGTTACTAAAACCTGCTCAGTTTTATCTCCGGTCGGAAAAGTTATGTCTCTACGATTGCTGTTTTGTTCTTTGCAATAACTCGTATAAGGGTTAGCGGGTGCCAAGCCGTAGTTGGAGTTGTGGCTGTAACACATTGCGGTTGTTGCGCCTTTTAACTGGGCAAGCCCAATTGGACCTGTTTGGAAGCCAGCTATCCTAGCCCTAAAATGCACACTGGTCAGGGGAGATCCCGGCAAGCCTATATCAAGAGCGGCCTGAGCAAGATTTGATCCAATAGCCATTACTTAGACCCCTCCAGATCCTTGACCCTCGCTGATAACTCCTTAACAGCCTCAATCAAGTAAGCCGTCAAACCGCTGTAGGAAACTGCTTTCATCCCTTCAGAGTCTTCATTGACAAGATGGGGTAGCACCTGCTCAAGCTCCTGTGCGATCACGCCAGAGCCTTTAGCGCCGGTCTTGTTCCACTCCCACTCCCTGCCGTTTAACTGCTCTATGACGCCCAAAGGAGCGTCTATGATGTTTCTCTTTAGACGCACGTCACTTGTAGCAACAAAGTCTGTCGCTGTGAGCGTCCCTGCGATAGTTGAGTTACCCGACAGCGGAACAAAATCACCGCCGCCGCCTGCGCCCTTTAACTCGTACTTGGCATCACTTTCAGCCTTGGTGTAGGAAGCGCCCACAGCGGCGTAGCTGTGGCTGTGGCTTGCAGGAGCATAAACGCCGCTGTGATTGTGGTTGGACGCCGCGTAACTTCCTGCTGGCTGGTAGACACCGCTGTGGTTGTGATTGGACGCCGCATAGTTGCCAGCCGGTTGATAGCTTCCTTTCGGTTGCCACTTGGTGTCGGACTCGGCCTTGGTATACGACGCGCCGACTACAGCGTAGTTCCCTTGAACCTGATACTTACCATCTGACTCGGTCTTGGTGTAATACTCGGAGAGATCAACGTCACCGCCACCACCGCCAGTACCGACGATGCTGTTGCCGTCTGCGTCGAGGTAATCATCTGCCGTTATGGTTCCCTCAACAGTCACCCGCGCACGTCGATCTTCGTCTGGATCTACTCCGGCCCTAATTTCAATATGTGGGCTATATTTGAGATCACCAATAACGACCTGATCATTAACACCATGAAGCATAAAAAACGGCTCGTGTTCACTCCAAGGGTATTCTGGGTCGACGCCATACTCCGCGCGAGAGTATGTCAACTCACCGTGAGTCATACGCAACTCAAAGTCACAGTCATCGTCGACGATGAAGTTCTGGGATGCCTCCCACCCGCCACTCTGACACACCAAAATTGAACCTTGAACATCGGCGTCTGGAAGTGAACCGCCACCACCGATAGCGTTACCGTCCATGTCGGTAAAGGCGCGAGCGCGGATCGTACCGTCTTTGTCAATCTCTACCGTTCGACCAAGGGTTTGATGGGTTACGGACAGGGCGTACTGGACAGACTTCTCATCTGCGCCGTAAGGCAATTCATCAGGTCGGTCTGCATCAGCGGCGGTAATATTGAGACCGCCCAAGATCGTGTGTTCAACAGAGAAAGCATTCCGAAAATACGCCGGGGCTTTGGCAACAAGACTTCCGGGGTCATCCTGCCCGTCAATACCAATCTCTATATTGGGTGCGGTTATTTTCAGATATGGCCCAAAAATGTCGGTTGCTTCCAATTTGTCAACCATCACCGTTTCTTCTAACCGGCTGAGTTCTCCTGCCAAGTTGGACAAGGGTTCCACACTTAGCGCCCAGAACTCACCTCTGGTGTATCCACCAAAGCCGAGGCTAACGAATCTATATTCGTCGGGGTAGTACTTCCAAACTTGCTGGTCAATGTTGAGCTTGAGATTAAGCTCTGATTTAAGTCCATTTACTTCACTTATCTCATGGGTGTGAGCCTCGGGTGTAAACTCTGTTGGTTTACCTGTGATACTTGCCCAATCGCTTGCACCACCGCCACCGACAATGCTGTTGCCGTCAGCGTCTAAGAAGTCAGCCGCCTGCACATAAGAGAACCCGGTAATCCAAGGGCGCTCGCTTGTCAGTCGGTCAGCAATGCCCAGTATCTCTGAAGGGCCATGTAACTCAACGTCACCATCACGGCCTATGCTGAACGTGCCGCGATTACCGTTAACGTACAAGAAGGAGCCGTCTAGTGAATTGGGATCGTTTGAGTTTTTGTTGTAGCCAATGCGCCCGTTGAACGGGAAGTCTGCATCTGCTGAGTCATCCCATACAATCTGAAACGAACCCTCGACTACGTCGTTCTTCTTCGTGCTGTCGATTAAATTAGACAGGTCGACGCCTTCTGGCGGCTCGTTTATCTCAGTTACAACACTACCGACCAACGAATAAAGTGCGCCGGTATCTGTGTCTATAGCAAGCTCGCCCGCCTCTAGACTGTCAGGCTTACCGACCCCTCGCTTAATCTTGATAGTGTTAGACACCAGAAATCTCCTAACTATTTACGTGCTGCAGTGTAATTGCCGGCATCAATCGTGTCAGTCTTCTTGATGTAGTTGGCAAACTCAGTCATAAGGTCGGTCTGATTAGCAAGCGTCCCACCGATAGTTCCCCACTCTGTCGCATCAGTGTGGAAATCCATCAAGATCCATCCATGCTGACCATCAGACAAAAGCCAATCCCCTGGGAATGCCTGGTTCCCATCCGCTCGGTGGTCGCCGGTGGCGGGAGATTGCACCTGAGTGCCTTCCAACGTCCCGCCAACCGTGACAATGACGTAAACCCCTTTAGTATCTTCGCTAATTGGTAGGTTTTGACCGTCAACCAGGCCCGCTGAAGTTCCGTCCGGGGTAACATCGAGCACCTGATTATTTTCGGCGTCGTACTTTCCACCCAGGACCAGCCCGGTAACGGCATCCCCCAGTGCAGCCCAAAGGTTGGCAATCTCTGTTACGTTAACTGCAACTTGACCAGACAGACCGTCATCGTCTCCATCGTCTGGGTCACCGTCTACAGTGATCTGCAAAGCCTTAATATCATTTTGGTTCTGCAGGATGTCGGAAGCGTTACTGCTAATGGCAGAAGCGTTATTACTAATGGCTTCCTCGTTGACCTCAACCCTTCCCTCAAGTTCAGTAATATCAATGTAATCAGGATTACTAGGATCGATAGTCAAGATGAAGTCGGGCAGGCCAGTTATCTCGTCCCACTTAACCTCGCTAATACCCATCACGAGAATGTCCGTCCCGTTAGAGCTTGAGTAGATTACGTTTGAGCTTAGATCTAAACCTAACTCACCACGCTTCAATTGCCCCGCAGCGGGTGCTCCGTTACCGATCTTCTGGATCATGGTAGTCATTATTTAGCTCCTCGCTACTTGATAGTTGCCGGCCACAATCTCAGTCTCTAATGCTGATAGCCGTTCATCGATTAAACTGTTTGCGTCTTCCTGAGTGTTAGCTCCGCGCGCAATCGGGTTGGTCAGCTGCACATCAGCCGTTGTTGTTACTTGCTCAGCATAGCCAGAGGCAGATACGTAAAAATCTCCCTGCCATACAAACAGCTGATTACCACCAGTTCCTCCAGTGTCAGTCCAGAAGTCACCGACTTCGACATCCTCTGGAGGTGGCGGTAAATCTGAAACTATATTCTTACTCATAATTCACACCCGAACGTCGATGATTCTTCCGCGCGTACTGTCTGTACTGGGAACTGTGTCAACCCCTTTAGCGGTGTAAGGCATCTTGGCCGAATCCGCAGGTATCTGACTGTTTGCAATATTGATAGGATCCATTGCCGGGTTTGCTGCACCAGCGACAACGCCAGTAGGGCGCTGAAAATCGTTCTGCCAGGTGATACCACCAATTTGTATAGGGTCACTTGCCATTTCAAGACGGCTCCCTCAGACATCGATCAAATTGCAGGAAGTAATTACCACTCAAAGTCTGATCGTTTGTATGGCCGTATTCTTCTAGGTCAAACGTCCACACTGCACCTGTGGTAGCGTCGCCTCCGGTTTCCCCGTCGCGCCTCGACGCGCCCGTTATAAACTTCGACAGGTGGATCTTTCCATCCATGCTCGTAAGGTGTATTTGGCCCTTGCCTGTTAGGTCATACCCCATCCACTCGCAGTCTTCAAAGCCCTCAATAATGTGGTACTCAAGGAACCTTGCGTCCTTAGACTTGGAGCAGACTCTGCCGCCTATATCCAGCATATTGAAGCAACCCTCATCGAGACCCGCACCCTTGATCTGGAAATAGGACACAATGTTTGCGCTTTGCGATGCAGACCCGACCGCGTTGTCGACATAACCGACCGTCGCTAGATTGGTCTCGCTGTCCTGCTTGCCTTTGTAGTTGATCGCATCAAGGCCAGTGTCGTTGTGATATACACTAAGCAAATCTTTGTCGGGTCCATCGGCTGTCGCGCCCTTTAGTACAAAGCCATCCTTGTTTGTGCCTGTCTTGGCAATGGTCACTTTTCCGTCGAACTTGATTCTGGTTGTCTGGGCCTCTTGGATGCACTTAGCGCCGGTCATCCCCAAATACTGAACCGACATAATGGGGTTTGTTCCCATGTTGATGCCGCCGGTCAGATTGCCGCCGGTCTTCTTCAGATAGCGCGCGTCCAGATCCGTTAATTGCAGGTCTTGCTCGTTGACTTGGAAGAAGCGTATCTCGCAAGTCTCACCGATCAGGATGTTCTGACCCTTGTCCTTCAGCGCCACCTCGACGTTGACGATGCCCGTTCCATCTGGCTTCTTCGCAACCACAAACAGAACGTAATTAGCAGGCTCATCAAGGTCGACGATCTCAACGTAATCACCGACGTCGACATCGCCGAAGCCGTGAGTCGTTCCGTCCAAGTCCGTTGTGTTCAGCGTGATGATGTTATCGTTTGCTGACAGATCATCAGAGATCAACGCAAACTCGCCAGCATTGCGCGGGATGTTATCGCCAGAGAACCCAACATACTTCCACTTACCGTGCTCCCGCTGGACTAATAACGTCTCGAGCGCGAGCGCCACCTGGTCGATCTCTGCTTGCAGTTGCCGGTCGCCAGTGTCTACGTATTCAGTAGTGGGCAGATCATCAATCTGCGCCTGTAATCCTTCATCGACCTTAGTAAGCTTTCTTTCAAGGCTTTCATTGTCACCCTCAGACCAAGCATAACAACGCAGAATCTGATCCTCGAACTTAATATGGGCGACAGTGTTTAAATTGGACTCTTGGTCTATCTTCGCGTCGAGGACTTCATCGCGCATTTGGCTAGTGCGATCAACTTCATTAATCAGTGCCAGTGTTGCGTCATCAGCCTCGGCTCCACCAGACGCCAGCCACTTCTGACCATCAAAGGTGTACTCAACGCCTGTCTCTTCATTAGTGAAGGTAGCGCCTTCTGCCCAAGGCTTCTCTGGTAAGCTCATAATCAAAAGATCCCTGAGATGGTTATGTAATAGATGGCGTCTGCTGTGAAGCTCTCTTTGGTGTGGTGCGATTTGATGTAGCAAACGACATCGGCGACGTGCCAATCGATCCTGTCGATACTGCCGTGCGCTCTCTGCTTCCACTTCCGTCTGGTTTCGTCAGCGCCTAGCGCGGGGTAATACCAGATCGTGTAGAACAGTGGGCCTTCATTGCCCTCCCAGAACCTGTCTCCGCTAATGTTTTGGCTCGCCCAATCGACGTTGAGAGACTTAGTGCTGATGCGGATCTTGTTCCTGCTGTCAGAGTTGTAATACTGAAAGCACTTCTCACTCATGCCGCTACTGCCGGACTGATAGGTGAATGGCTGACCGGGCGGCGCATCCAACCGATCTTGTAACTCAGCAAACTTTCTTGCTATTTCATCGTCGACGTAACTCTTCGGAGTCGCGTGATGACCGCTGGTTGGCGTCTTGAGGTTGTAAGCGCCAAGCTGGCCGTTTTGAACATGCAGCAGGGTTTTGCTACTGCCGTTTATCTCTTGCTTGATCTTCCAATCAGTTTCATCAGGTAGCTGGTTGGTGCCTTCGTTTTTCAGAGTGACGCGCTCGAAGTAGGCGTTAAGAGTCAGCGTGTCCTGACGCAGGATTTCATCTTGCTGGTCAACGTAGGCGATAGTCGCTATGCCAGCCGGGTCATACTGCGACAACATGACGAACCCGTATGGGCCGACAAACATTTCGTTTAGATCGCCGTTGATCTTGGTGACACTGAAGAAGCCTTGCGACTCACTAGTAACTCGCAACTCGGCCATGCCCATAGCGCCATGCGCTAGACGGATGACATCGCCAACCCCGACTCGGTCAATATCGACAGGCGAGCCGTCAGCGTCGACATTGCTGATCTGAATGTGCGCCGCCTCTTCGATCTTGTAGACCATCTGCATGGTATCGTCGAGAAGGTTGAACTCGCCATGCCTCGGAGTCTGATTGCTCTGAGTGAAGTTGAGCGTATGTTCACCGACCGCACCCTCAATCTGCTTCACCTTATTCTCAAGAGTGACTAGATCGCTTTTGATCTCCTGCTGCACGCCTTCGCCAACTTTGACTCGGCCCTCAATCGCACTCTGCTCGCCTAATGCGTGAACGATCTCAGCGGCGATGATCTCTTGCTTTGCTTCGCCTGCTTCAACGCGGCCCAGTATCTGCGCCTGTAGCGCCTCGCCAGCGTCCACCCGGGCGCCCAACGGGGAGCAAGGAAACCAGCCATCATTTGCATACACGAAAAGCTCAAGCCTGCCGGTGTCGTACCAGCACAGCCCTTCCTCGGGATTCTCTGGCGGATCTTCAGCAACGATCGTCCCGGGTGGTATCTCACCAGCTTCAATGTCCTCTATCTGCTGGAGCACAAAGCGGTTCACTTCCATCTGATTGGTAAGCTGATCAATCTCCTCAGGCGTAGCCCTAAAGCGGCCTTTCGTATCCCGGAAAAGGATGTCCGGCCGGGTCGCTACCTTGTCTGTAGTGAGATCTTCTAGATCTGCAACGATGTTGCCAACATACTGGTTGAAATCTTGCTGAGTGTTGTACTGACCTTGGATGTCCGATGTCTCTCTCTGCGGATTAGTCAGTAATACATTGTTTGTAAATATGGGGCCGCCATCTGTTCCGCCGCCACCGCCACCAGAGCCGCTGCCGCTACCCATGGACGATGCGCCACCAATCAGGAACCAGTAATCAATGCCTGACTCAAAGGCAGAGCCCTTCGGGTAATGACCTTTGTTGGCCCTGTGAGCAATATAGATCTCATTGCCAAAGGTGATCATATCGCCGGCTGAGTAGCTGGCTCCTACTTCGTAAAGTCCGCGATAGAACCTGACCGGAACTGCCTTCTGGTCTTCGGCGTGGTGCATGTAATTGCCGACTAGAAATTTGACCGTCTCTTCAACACGATCGAAAATCTTATCCTCTTCTGAGGCGTGATATGACTTAGTGATCTCGGCGGCAGCAAACATCACCGGGCCCAGGTCAGCACCAAAGGTCTTGGTCTCTCCCTTGGCAGTCTTGGTCGATACGATTAACTGATCGCCCTCAACCTCAACATCGACAATGGTGTCGCCCTGGGCGCCATCAATGCCATCCTTGCCGTCAGTACCGTCACGGCCTTTGGCTCCCTTCAGTCCCTTTGGCCCGCGGCCGACAATAAGCCTGGCCTCATCATCAGTCTGTAGGAAGCAGCCGTAGTCCTTTACGTAAAGATCACCGGGTAGAAATTTAGCTTCGGGAGAGTAAGCGCCAGCGAACCTGAATCCAAGGTTGCCTACTCGCTCCCAATCTTCGTTGTCTGGGTTTTGCGCTGTATCTTTCGTAGCACGGAAATACTGGCCGAAGTGATACTGGACCAGGTCCCCTTCGCGGTAGACTCGATCTTCCCATACATCGACTTCAATGCCGACGCCTTGGGCGCCTTCTTCGCCTTTGGCGCCATCTTCACCTTGGGCTCCGTCTTCGCCTTTGGGGCCGGCTTCGCCTTGCTCACCTTGCTCACCCGCTTCGCCTTGGGGGCCGACTTCGCCTTGGTCGCCTTGCTCGCCGGCTTCTCCCGGCTGGCCTTCTTGTCCTTGCTCACCTTGCTCTCCTTTCTCCCCGGTCAATCCTTGCTCGCCTTGGTCGCCCTGATCACCCTTGGGCCCGACAGCGCCATCAGCACCATCCTTGCCCTCTACGGGCGCAGGTTGCTGTATCAACTCATCGACAAGCTCTACTACTTCTGCCAAACCCTTTTGTAACGGTTCAGTCTTCTCGGTAACGAATGCGTTTATTTCGCCCGCTAAAATGTCTAAGTCGGTATCTTTCATTTGCGCAATGCTTTCCTAAAGTCCAGTGCGTTAAACGCTCGCTCCTCTGTCTGCTCAGTTATGGCAGCGGGTGCTGGCGCGGCGGCTACGGGCTCTGGTGGCTGATAGCCTAACGGAACCATCTGCTGCTGAACGATGGGATCTTCGCCGTTGGCAACTGGGTGCAGTCCTTCCTTCTTACGGGCCTCGTTAACTGTGTATAGACCGCCTTGAATGGCCGCAGTTAAGCCTGTGATCCTTGCCTCAAAGTCCGCACGCAACAACGGCTGAGTATCAAAATCTATTCGCTCATTAGTCGGTAGGTCAAAAATCTTCGTGAACGATTGCTCAAGGTTCTCCAGGAAGCTACCCAGAGACACTGAGAGCCACAGAGAGATCATCTGCTCAACGTTAGACAGCGTTGCGTGACTCATGTCACCGATGATCGGCAATGGCGTACCGTAGACCTTACAGATCTCCTCAATCGACATGCGCTGCGCTTCTATAAGTTGCGCATCCTGCGATGTCACATGCATAGAAGAGAACTTAAGCCCGCCACTGAGAACTGGCACATGCCCCTGGGCAATACGCTGAGACTGCTTTGTCCATGCCTCACGTAAGCTCTCAATCTGGTCGCGGTTCAATACGTTGTCCGTAGATAATATGCCGCTTGGTCGGCTCATCTGCGAAAAGAAGTGGGCCTGGCTGTTAGACAGCGCAACGTTAACACCGGCCGCTAATGCCGCACTGCGCAATGGCCCCTCACCAATTAACGGGTGCCTTGGGCAATGAGTGCGCAAGTGCAGAATATCTCTAGCAGGGAGCAACACAGTTACTTCATTGCTCAGAAACGGGTTGCTGCCGCCTACACCGTAGAAAAGCTCCTTCTCCTCTGGCGTAACATAAGGCGAGCAGGAGTTGCTGTCCGCTCGATCTAGACTAACAATCTCACCACGGTTGTTACGCGATGCCATGGCAAACGCTTCACCGTCAAACATAAGCCCGGCCACTGAGTTCATGATGAACTGTGACCAAGTTTCATATGAGTTAGGGGTGCGGAAAATACGGGAGGCAGCACTAGTGGTTACTGTCTGCCACTCATCGTTGCCGACCATTCTTTTGTGTACAGGCCGGCACTGGCTTACCGCTCTGGCAGTAGCCATGACACAAGCGTAAGCGGTAGGTATCTCTCTACCATCCGATTTAGGCATCGTCAGATTGCGCTGGTAGCCGTCTTCTATGCTACCTAAGGGAAACCTGGTGCCGTACTCGCCATACCCTGCGAACGGCCCCCTGTTACTCCCCTCGGCACCACCGAAGGGCATCCATGACTTAATCTTCGACCTGAGGCTCATCTACCGACTCTACGTCCATTTGAATGGGAGCGCCCTTCTCTAACGAGCCGCTATCGATTGCTTTCTTCTTGCGTGTCTTCTTCTCCGCCAATGAGACGGGCTTGGTAAACAGATCCCGGCGCTTAAGCGCATAGGACGTTTTACCTTTGGGGTCTTCAGCGCAGTCCTTACTAACGGCTGCGTCAACCAACTCATCGGGAACCTCAATAAATCCGGTCTGCCCCTTAAGCTCAACGGTGCGCTTATACACCCACATCACTTTAGCCACAATAATCTCTCCTTACTCAGGCTCAGGCTCTGGCTCAGGCTCAGGCTCTGGCTCAGGGTCAGGCCCTGGGGCAACAGATACAGGATCTGCGAAGTAATCGAATACCTCTAGGCTGTTTGCGCTCAATCCAGTTGGGTCTTGAGCCGCATCACCGTCAACAAGCTGGGTATAAACAGGTTCCATAACCTGCTGAAAACCCGTCTTGCCATTTAATTCTATGGTTCGCTTATGAACCCACAGTGTTTCACCAGCTATCATGATTCCTCCTAACGGAAAAGGCGGCCCGAAGGCCGCCGTTCATTTTTACCATGCAACGTTGTCGATCTGCTGAACAGATCCACTTCGCAATTCGGCCCAGTCGGTAAAGAGCACCATGCGAATTCCGCGAGTGTACGTCTGATAGAAGCTACGCACGGGATCAGCTGCAGTGCCATCAACGATAGGCGATACGTCTGCTTGTGTCTGCTCCATGTGGACAGTCGCTTCAGTTGACTCCATGAACTCAGGCGGATCCATCGCCAATACAAAGTTCGCAGTGTCTACCAACCATACCTTGTCATTCGGTGCAGTGACCGAAGAGACAACTGGGTAGCCGCGCAAAGTGCCCTGAGCAAGCTCTGGGAACATAGGAGCACCAACAGCGTTGGTAGCCCACAGAAGCGCCATACGGTTAGATTCTGACATTACCCATACTGCACGTCGGCCCATGCTGTTAGCCGTCAGAGCGACTACAGCTTCGCCCAAGACAGTCATAGCATCCTTGCCAGTAGCATCAATGTGCGGAGTAGCCGCAATCGCCTGCAATCCAGCAGGAGTAACATCATCACCAGCGAAGGCACTCAGGAATGCCTGATCAAGGGCAACCGAAGTATCTTCTACGATCCAACGTCGGAACTCACCCATAATGGCAGGAGTTGATCGACGGACGATCTCTTCTGACGCGGTTGAGATTACAGCGATGGTCTTAGGTGTCAGAGTCTTGCTACCCAATGCCGCTTGTCCAACGCGGATAGGTGCGCCTTCCGCCCGGAAAGCACCAGCCAAGTTTGGCGACTGCTCACGGTATGGAATCTTGATGCTGGCAGAGTTGCCAAAATCAATAGGCGTAAGACCCATGTTAGGCAGGATAGCCTCTGGCTGAAGGAGCTCCATGAATTCTGCAATTGACTCTCTGCAGAGCTCAGCTGCCCAGCCCTCAACATTCGTCATCGCGGGAGCTGCTGCACCCTTGTTGACGATAGAAGCAACAGCCTTAACAGTGTCATCAGCACCAGCATAACGATCGATAACCTGATCAATAGGCCGGCCAGTGATAACTGACTCAAACTTCGCTGCAGCGTTCATTACCAAACGATCAACTGGCTCAATGCGCTTGATCGTGTGAACACCAGGAGCCTGTACAGGAGTAGATTCTACTGCAACAGCCTTAGTCTTCAGGCGCTCTTCGATGCCGCGGAGGCGCTTAACCTCTGCTTCAGCAACGTCGATACCTTCGATCAACTCATCAATGACAACGGCTGACTCTTCGTTGCCTTCTTCGTAGGACTTCGACTCTGCAGTCAGAGCGTCCTTCAACTCAATGGCCTTTGCTTCGGCCGCTACGATTTTTTCTGCGGTAGACATTATCGTCTCCTTGATATTAGTGTGTAAAAATCACCTAGCCTCTAGAGAGGAAGGCATCTGCTTTCTTAAGCGCAACGGCCGCGCGCTTCATTCTGTCCTCACGCTCAGACTCATAGTCGAAGAGCTCTTCGTCACAGTCTAAGGGTGTGGATGAATACTGTTTAATGGTCGCAATCCCAGCATCTGCATTAGCCGGGATGGCCACTAATGATGTCTCAAAGATCTCTATCTGCTTAAAAAGCCGGCCGCCAGACTTAAGTGGCTCTGACTGCAACGGCCGGAAGCCGATAGAAAATGCCCGGATAAGACCGGCCTTAACTTGCTTGATGGCACGGTCTACATACTCAAGACCTGAGTCTTTCGGCAGCTCTGCCTCAATCTCAATGCCGACAGGCGTAACTTCAGCTTTGGTTACCTGGCCCACGGGCAAATCGTGATCGTGTGACGCCAGCAGCGGGAACGGTAAATTGAACTTGGCTCCCTTTGGCTCAACAATGTCACCATCCCGGTCAGGGGTTGGCGTAGAAGCGATGCCGGTGATCGTAAAATGATCTTTACCGTTATCAAGCTTCTTAATGGTTAGGGTTGAATAAGCTTTAGTGCTTTCCTGATCCATAGATCCACGCTCCGCAAATGTGGCAGAAATGCCTTTCGGCCAGCCTTCGTAGTTAGAACGAAATGTCCCTGGGATAGCCTGGTCAGGCTCCCACTGAACGATGATGTGATGAGTGACGATACCTTCGACTTCACGCTGTCGAATGTTGTCTGCTGTAAACCCGTGCTCTATTGCCCAATCAATTGCTGCTTCTTGGGTATATAAATCGGCCTCAAGCCAAAGGCATTGCAAATCCATCAGACCAGGCCCGACCGGTATTAACTGGGCGTGAACTAGCCCCAGAACCGTTGCCTCGATCTGGTTTACGAACCTGCTTTGTTGGCCTTTCCCTTGACATATATACTTCTACATGTAGTGGTATTAGCCCGGATAGGCCGAAGATAACCACAAGATATGGGTATGTCAAGCAACCCAGAAGCTTAGGTCGCTACCCATTTCTTCCGGCTTGTGAACACAGGGGTAAACTGCCATCAGTGCAGCAACAACCGCATCAATTTTCGGCCCGTGCTCCTTTGGCTTGGACAGCTTGCGATTGCCACTAGGATCTGACACTGCAATGGCGGCAGCAAGACCCATATTCAGCACGGCGTTATTATCCATCTTCAGGCGCTTCTGCAGTAAGGCAGTCTCAAACGCCTCAAGCCGCGGAGACATAGACTGATAGCCCTGACCAATACCCTCTCGATGCGCCAGAGTGGCAAACCCTTTCTCATCAGCCGCCTTAAAGAACTCCTTTGCCCTCCAGCGGTCAAAATATACGCCAGACACCTCAACACCCTGATCATCAAGTAGCATCGTAAGCCACTCGCAAATCATCTCGTAATCCAGCGTCTCACCGGGAGGCGCATACAGTATGTCCTGATCGGCCCAAACATCGTAAGGAACCCTATCCCGGTTGGCCCGCTCCCTGATTCCGCCCAATGGCGTGAACGAAAGCGTCTTCAGGTGGATATGCTCACCATCATCCGCCGCCAGCACACAAGCGGTCAGGTCATTGACCTTGGACAGGTCCAGGCCCGCATAAACAGTGTTACTGCGGAACACAGCCCAATCAGATTCACCGTTATTATCCGCAACAATCTTAGGTGCAAAAGCCTGCCTCTCTAGCGAAATGCGGCAATTGAGTAGCAAATTGCGGCTCATCGCCTCCATTGACGGCAATCTGCTGGCCTGGTGCAGCTGCTCAGCCAGATCTTCCTCCGACCGGAAAAGCCCCAAACCTGGATTGGCCTTCTTCCACTGCTCTCGATCCATCAGATCGCAGTCATCATCGGCCCGATAGATATGAACAACCGTTTTCGGGTCATCCGACTTAATCGCATCGTCAATCAGGGATGACAGCAAATCAGCGTCATTAGCGGCCTGAGTGCTGATAAATATCTGTAACGGATTTTCATGTGCGCCCTGGGACGTAATCAATGCGTCGATGAACTTATTCGACGGGCCCACGATCTGACCAGCCTCATCTGAGATGAGTACGGCAGGAGAAAGCCCGTGGGCGCTCTGTGCGTCCGCTGACAGGGCTTTGTACGTAGTATTGGCCTTCAGCCCTATGATCGTCTTACTCGACGGTATGATGCGTGTGAGCGTCGACAGAGCCGGGTTCAGCTGAATCATCTTAACGGCAAGGTCAAACACCAATGCCGCCTGATCCCGGGTAGCGGCCGCAGACACAATGCTGGCGTTTGGCCGGCGTAATGCGGTTGAACACAGATGAGCCAGCAACAAAGCGGCGATTAGCGCCGTTTTGCCGTTCTTCCTAGCCATGCTGAGAATGGCTCGCCTAGTCTTCGATTCGTTGTCATAGACATCACGAATGAACTCAATCTGGAATGGAGCCAACTCCATCGGCTCACCAACCTTGGCGCCTTCCGGCACCTTGATATGGCGGGTAATGAACTCAATAATCTTATCGGACAGCAGATCAGATTGTGTCATCGTCTGGATCTATGTCCTTAATCGCTATCGAACCGTTGGTCCTGGCCTGCTGAGCAACATCGAATATCCCACAAGCCCTAAGCTTAGAGTCATGCAGCTTGTGCAGATTCTGCCAGTGAGTCCAAAGCGGATTGATCGCACCCTTGCCCTTATCATCGGACAATACATCGGCCTCAACTGCCAGCTGTAGATCTAAGTTATCCAGCTTCCGGCGCAACTTAACCGCATCGAAAACCATGAATAACTCCACGTCACGCCAGTTATCCGCGGTGCGTAAGCTCGTGTACTCGGCAAACATCTGTTTCAGTGCAGGGTCTTGTTCAAGCACCTTTTCCATCGATGGCGGGATGCTTACTTCCCTTCGCTGGAACTGGGCAACCGCTCCCATAACCGAATCCTGGCGGTGCCGCTGCGCTACACGGGCCATATTTCATATACCTAAATACTCTATGCCACAGACTATATCATATATATGGTTATACAAAAGTGATTTAAAATTCGAC